AGAACGACGTCAGAAGATTCAATAGCGTTTGACTCTTCGACAGGTTTAACATCATCGTTCTTATCTTCCGTTTTTGCTTCATCGACGGGTGTCGACTTTTTGCTTTTTGGCTTATCTTTGCTAGCTTTAATAATAGCTTCAGTTTCCTGCTGCAAGATTGCTCTTTTAGCTGCTCTTTCTTCTGCTGTAAGTTTTTTCATGTTAATTACCGCTTTCTTCAGTGTTGTCTTCTGCTGCAAGCATTTCAAATTCCAACAGCGTTGACAAGAAGTTGCCCTCTGCTGACTTTTCTCCAGCCTTTGCTTTGTCGATGTCTGCCTTGGAAACCCAGCTGACTGGAATCAAGTCTTCCTTGCCAAGAGCAATTGCGCGCTTCATGATGTGTGCTTTTGCTGCTGGTTTGTCTTTTGCTCTGCCGTATGCTTGAATTGCATTGCGAAGGTCCGAATCATCAGCAATTGGGAAAGAGCCATCTGAAAGGGCTGTTCCTTTCTTTGCCATGTTGTCGCGAGTGTCTCCGTTATAAGCACGCTTAAGTGCAATTTCAGCAGCTTCGGATTCAATTTCAGAAGCCTCTTCCTGCGTGTACTCGTCATATCCGAGAACCTCGCCATCAAGGGCAACAAAAACGTCATAAGACTTTCCGTTCATGCCTTCGATTTCTACTGCGTAAACATCAAAGCCTTCAAAAACGTCTGGCTCGACAGCAACAATGTCGCCCTCTACGGTCTTTACAGCAATATCTGCCGCTTCGCCGAAGCTAATCATTACCTTGTTTTCAAGTGCCGACTTGACTTGCATCACTTCATTGTTAAGAAGGTGCCAGCCCATGACTTCACCGCTTGAACCATCAAAGAAGATTTCAACAGGCTTTCCATCCTTGCGCTCAACGTCAACAACAAAAAGGTCTGCTTCATCGCTGTATCCAGAGTCAAGAACTTTTCCTCTGAACATGTCTTCCGCAATTCCTTCAACCTCAATCAGTGAAGGCATTCCCTTTTCGGAAACGCAACCACCTGGGCAGCTATCGCAAACAGATGTACCGCCAGGGTATACCTTTCTGTCAAAAGAACAGATGTATGCATCTTTGTCAAATTCGGAAGACTTAAAGCCGAGCGTAGCCATACGCTTGCGCTTCATTTTTGCGCGAACCATTCCAGCGGTTGCGTAGTCTTCGTCTTCGTCCTCGTCTTCCATTTCCATTTCTGCGTCTTCCATGGCGACAACGCTACGCTTCTTTTTAGGAGCAGCGCGACGAACAAACATGTCATCATCTTCGTCTTCGTCGTACATTTTGTCTTCTTCAGAATCCATCATGTCGTCGTCTTCTTCGCCCATGTCGTCTTCTTCATCATCCATCATGTCTTCATCATCCATCATGTCTTCGTCGTCTTCTTCGTCCAACATAGAAGGACTAGCGGCGTTAAGAGGGGTTCCCGGCTTGCGTGTCACCATGCGCGGTGGCAATTGTACTCCGCCACCCATTCCCATGCTTCCCGCAACACCAGGCATAGCGCCCTTCATTTGTGATGCAACAGCACCGCATTTACCGCAAACTTTTGCTCCTGGTGTGTATCCGCACTCGCCGCCGTCAAGGCCTTTGGCACACGCAACGACCTCGCCGTCTGCGTTTAGTTTTACAACTGGTGATTCAGCCATTATTCTGTCTCCTTGTACTGCATAGAGTTGGATAAACAACCCTTGGGGTTAGAGCATCCGCCGCATGGAGAAATTCGTTTTTCTCCAGTCACCATGCAGTGATACTTATATGATTTTTGAGGTTGTCCTGTAGGTTTAGCATAACCCATAACAGGCTTGGTCTGGCTGACGTTATTGGGTCGTTTCGGTCTTGAAAATCTTGATGAACTCATTTACTTCCTAGAAATTTTCAATTACACTTGACAGTGCCGAGATTGCCTCATCTGTTAATTGTGAATACCTAAAAATTTGTATTCCATATTCTGTTGCTTTGGCGTCGACTCCGTGGTATTCAAGCACTGGGTCTATGAGTGATTTTAATTCAAACATCTCATTTACGGATACTTCGATAACAACAGAATCAATATCTCGAGTGTCAAATTGAAGACCAGACTTAACCTGCATATCTTTATCATCAGATATAGATATAAACACTTCAGCTACATCCGACTTCCATGCCCCTCTAACCGAGGGGGTATAACGTGCTGGTACCGGTATGCGTCGCGGTCTTTCAGGAACGCGCGGACGGTCCGGAGTTGGAGACGGAACGTCTGGCTTAATTGGCTTTGTTGGGTCAGGAACAAACGGAACAGGACGTTTTCTTCCTGGCTTTGGTTCTTTCTTTGGCTTCTTTGGCGGCTCTACTGGCGGCCTTGGAGCAGGCGCAGGCCTTGGCTCAATTGGAATGCGAGGTCCTGGCTTTTTTCTTGGGTCTGGTTTTTTACCTGGCTCAACGCCTGGTTTTGTTCTTCCGGGAAGAATTGGCTGAGGCTGTTCTCTTCGTTTAGGTTTTTCTTTTGGCTTACGTCCAGGAGGGTCTGGAACATTCGGCGTTGGTGTTCTGGTTGGCTCACTTGGTACCGGAGTAGGAGCAGGAGTAGGACGCGCCGGCTCTCTTTGTGGTTCCTTTTCTGGAACCTTCGTAGGGGGTTTCTGTGGTTCTCTTTGTGGTTCCTTGACAGGCTCTTTTACCGGTTCTTTTACTGGCTCTTTGACCGGCTCCTTCTGAGGTATTTCTTGTGGGTTCTTGCGAGGAGTGCGTTTTGGCTGCCTGATTGGTTCTTGTTGAGGTATTTCACGAGGAACTTCTTTAGGCTCTTCTCTAGTAGGCATCATCCTTGGCTCAAGAGATGTTCCGCCGAATGGGTTGGCAACGTAAGGAATATTGTCCAACCCTGTAGGGCCGGTCCTAAATCCATCATTGTCGCCGTCATAGCTTGCTGGCTTTAGCGATACTCCCCGCCTGGGTGTGACGGCAGCACCACGAGCAACACGACCTGGCCTTGCTGCTTTTTCGCTAATTGAGTCACATGCAACTATTAGCGCATTGGAAGCATCAGAGCCATACCAGTCAATATTTGGTACGGCAAATCCGTCGCTCAATAGTTCAACCCCAAAACCATGGTACTCAGCAACGGTTAATGCCGCTTCGTATAGGTTTGCATCCGCTGTTTTTACAAATAGATGAGTTCCTGGATTGCCTGATTTAAAGTCATCCCATGACGGAAATGCGTCTTTAACACCACAGCCGCCACATTCTCCACCGCAACCACAGTCAGATTTTGCTCCTCCGCAAGCTCCGCCACAACCACATCCGCCATGTCCTTCATCCTCACTGCCGGCAACTCGGGTTCCGGCAGAACCATTAACGGGCATATATACGACTTCTGCACGAACAGCCTGAGCAGAGCCAAACATAAAATCGACACCGTTGGGGGAGTGATAGCTAGAGCGGAGGGTTTCTGTCGTTCCGTCTCTTGTTAGGTCAAAGATGACTATGTTTTCTTCGGCGCTTCTGATTACCACTTCTCCGCCGAAGTGCATATTTATATGACGAGCCAAAGCCCCCATTCTTCCAGTGACAGGGTTTTGTGCTGTTTCCGTTGGCGCATACAGGGTGCCCGCGTGAAACTTTTGGTGCATTCCTCCGTCAGACTCCGCATCATCGGCTTTAATCGAGAGAGTTGCAGTTAGTTGATTTGCTCCATGCAGAACTGGGGACACTTCGTAAAGTTCAACCTCTTTAAGGAGGTTGGCCTGTTGTGTTGTGTCAAAAACTGCGTCGAGGGTCTTGTAGCCGATTGACCATTCTTGTTCTTCCCCAAAGAAAGCGACATTACTAAAAGCTTCTCTTCCTTTTTCCGACATAAGGTTAAACTGTACTTTTGCAAATAGACCGCCAACATTTTTGGCCCTCATTTTTGCTGGAAGCCTTGGGTCATTTGGCCCAACCTCATAAATCTCTAAAACTTTGCCGATTGGTTCGTTCCAGTTATGTCCCCATACAACACGAGGTTTTCTTCTTTTTAGAGAGGAATTAAAGCAACCTGGTAAACAAATATCACCAACGCTGTCTTTGTTGCCCAACGCAGCAACAAAACACTCAACAATGCCCTGTGCTTCGTTGACGTTTACTTGGCCTGGGTTTGCCTTGTATTGAGTTACAGTAAAGTCGGAGACGTTGCTAGACACGTGTTTACCTTTCGGGGAGAGCTATTCTAATGATAATACGCAATGCGCTAATTATGGCGCAGGTACTTTCATTAAACGTTTAATAAAAGTAGCTTTATTCAATCCTAAAACGAAGCTTGCATCTGCAGTTCATTGTGAGATGTGGTGGTGCTTCTGGGTCTCCTGGAAAACGTAAGAAACTTTCACCAACGGAAAAGCCGTCTGTCAGACTGACTGTCTTGCTCTCTAGGAGCTTATGCTCGCCGCGTACGTTTGAATCTTTTCGTGTAACCCATGTTTTACTGGCAGCTCCGGCTTGTTTTGCTCCAAAGTACAAACCTGCGTTATATGCAGTCTGACCTTCGTGTTCCGCAATTGAGCGCTTGCGCTTGGAAAGCAGGTTAATAAAAATAGCCGCCAATGCCGCCTTAAGCATGCCAACCCTGTCTTCGTCGTTTGACAAAGCTGTAGCAATCAATATTGCAGATGCAACTTCCTCTTTTGTTGTTGAGTTTGTTTTTATAACTCTTTCAACCTGAGCGTCGAGGTACTGTTTTACTTCCTCTTCGTCCATTTCTATTGGCATGGAAGTCTGCTCGTTCACTAATTGCGATGCGTCTTTCAGTATCCCAGAAAAAACAGGACGCAAATCTTCTTCAATTTGCTTGTTCCAGACAGATATGTCGAAGATGCTCTCTACATCAAGAGAACCCGTTTCTATTGATTTCCTAGCCTTGGCACCGCCAGCTTTTTCCATAACTACACGCTGCTGGCGTTCTATGAATCTTTCTAGATTTCTGTCCAGAATTTCTGTCCAGCTATCAGTACTTTCGTCAGCCTTTATGTCCCATTCGTATCCTTCAGCGTCCTGAGACAGAGACTTAGACATCATTTGGCTGGGATTGAACGCTGAGAGCGCGCTTGGAGACGGCTGCATAGCCATATTGGCTGATGCTGCCTGTTCTGCCGCTAAAGCCTCTGTCATGCCTCCTGGAGGGGCACCGGCGGCACCTGGCTCTTGCAGGCTGAGTATCTGGGCAGGCATTTCTGCTTGTTGTTCTGGCCCTGGGGCCGGCATCATTCCTGCAGCAGCAACACCAGGCATTCCACCAGGCATTCCACCACCCTGCTGTGCCGCCATCTGAGCTGCTTGCTCCTGGGAGTCAAACTTCTTGTCCGTATAGCCAATTGGGGTGAGGTTCGGGTTGGCAAGCATTGCTTGCATTAGGTCGGAGTCAATTTTATTCCTGCCTGTTTGGGCGCGGTATTCGTTACCACTGATGAGTCCGTTTTGGAATTCATCAAGGAGGTATCTTTCTCGCTCCTGCTTATAAAGAATAAGGATTGGGACGTCCGAGGTATCAAAGTCTATGTAGTGCTCATCGTCAAGTTCGTCAAGTCCTCTGGCGATTAGCTCCAAATGAGGGAGCAAAGTTTCATTCCAGAAGACTCTATGCTCTTCGCCGGCGTTGGAAAAAGTACGGCCGGAAGCGTTTCCTATGACCGATTCTGGAACACCAAAAGAAGCAAGTATTTCTTCCTTGGTTATTTGACGCATTTGGATGTAGTTTGCGTCTCTTGGGCTTGCGCCGGTATCAACGTAATCAACGCCCTCATCAGAAGAAACAACAGTTATGGAACCAGCCCTGTTTATGTTGCCTCTAAACCTAGACCTAAGTTCCTCTTTGTCGTCGTCGTCGATTTCCCCCCTAACGACAATCATGCCGCCCGGCCTGCCGTCATTTAAAAGAAAGTTTCGGTTATAGAGCTTTGAAAGGTTTTCAATTTCAATGGCTACTCCAGCAGACTCTAAAGGCGTCAGAGATAGGTAAGGGTCTAGCGGGTGTGGTTTTCTAATCCAGATAACATCTTCTGGTTTTAAATAGACTTTAGTTCCATTCCGCATGTCGACTTCAAACCCAGAAACAAACCTTTTTGGGTCTGGAATTGGCGCTGTGTGCTGTGGCGGCAGAAGCTGAAGGGCAACAATGGAACCATCGCGACCCCTAATCTTTTCTATAAAAGCCCCTCTAGAAGACAAAAGGAGCTGAGAAGAAAGCCTGTATCTAAATACAAACGAGTTTTCTCCCATATTTGACTTTGTATTCAAAATGTCAAGTATTTTATTTTCTTTATTGTTGGTGATAATTTTACCGTCTGGTGAATTATCTTTCCTAAGCATGACTGGGAGCCTTGCTTGGTTTCCAGCAATAGCGTCGATACAGCGGTTTACCCAAGTGACCTTGGCCATGCCCTCTCTATAGGCCCGCTCAATATCCCAGGAATCTCTGTATGGCTTTCCAGCCATGCCGGTATTAAACGCAATAGGCGCGCCCGGCGTCAGTATTGATTTCTGCTGTCCAGCGTTTTCCGCCTTGTTAGTGCCTGCATTCCAAGCCATATAATTCGACTATTCCATTCCTAGGATGAAACCCATTAACCCAGATGTTACGCCAAGGGTAATGAAACCCACGGAAACATCGATACAAAACGCACCAACTGAGGTCATAATTATAAACGAACCCATCAGTATATTGGCAGCTACTGTTCTACCAATCCTAGGCAGCTTAAATTTCATTTATACTCCATTTGAACCTGATGATTCAATACTAGTAGGAAATTACCCTCGGACAGGACAAACATGACCAATTGGAATGAAGTATTGCAATATCTTGAGCCTAAAACGGCGGGCTATTGCCCGGAAGAACCGTCATTTACTCAGAAGGTATTTTTGCGCTCGTACGCTATGGAAGGGCTATTTGGTGGCGCTGCAGGCGGCGGTAAGAGCTCTGCTTTGCTTATGGCTGCACTGCAATACGTTGATGTTCCGGGATATTCTGCAATATTGTTTAGGCGCACATATGCCGACCTGTCCCTTCCCGGAGCCCTTATGGACAGATTTAAAAGCTGGATATCCAATTATGACGATATCCACTGGAACGCTAATAGCTATGTAGCTACGTTTCCGTCTGGTGCCAGAATATCGTTTGGGTATCTAAATAACACCAACGACTACCTGAGATACAAGGGTTCTGAATTTCAGTTCATTGGGATGGACGAAGTAACAGAAATTAGAGAGTCTGACTATAGGTACCTTTTCTCTCGTCTTCGTCGACCCGCTACTGGCGAACTATCTAAAGTCCCCCTAAGAATGCGCGCTGCATCCAACCCGGCCCCCAACTGGGTTCGCCAGCGTTTCATCATAGAAGGTCTTGAGTCTGGCCGTATATTTGTCCCATCAATGCTTACAGATAACCCTGGTATTGACGCTGAGTCATACCGGCAAGCACTTTCTGCCCTGGACCCCATTGAGCGCAGGCGCTTAGAAATGGGTGACTGGTGGGCCACATCTCTAGGAACAATGTTTGATAGAGAAAGTTTTGTAATTGTCGACCCGCATGAAGTGCCCAATGTCACATCTGCAGCTAGGGCTGTTAGGTTCTGGGACCTTGCCGCAACAGAACCAAACCATTCAAATCCGAATCCTGACTGGACAGTTGGGACACTGATGTTGTTTGACCAAGGTATTGCGTACATTTTAGATGTTAGAAAAGCTCGGGTTAAAAACGAAAAAGTGGAACAATTTGTTCATCAGACAGCAGTCGAGGATGGGCACACCGTTGCAATTAGAATGGAGCAAGAACCAGGCTCTTCGGGTAAGGCGCTAGTTGACCAGTACGCACGATACGTTTTGCCTGGTTATGATTTTATGGGAATTCGTTCAACTGGCGATAAAGTAACTAGAGCAAGACCTTTTGCGGCCTCGGTTGCTAATGGTAACGTGAGGCTGGTTCGTGGTTCATGGCTTACAGACTGGTTGGACGAAGCTTCCGGTTTTCCAGAAGCGTGTGACCACGACGACCAGGTGGACTCCGCTGTTGGAGCATTTACACATCTTGCAGGTTTGGGGTTGCCACAACGCAGACCCACCGCTATACTCATCTAACAGTACCTAACTATCTAGGAGATATATGACAATTGAAGGGGATACAGGGTCGACAATCGACTCCTGGAATAACATCATCGACGAGCTAAATAAGGCTCTAATGAACGCAGACGAATCTTTTCATAGTTTGTCTAGTTCTGTTAACGCAGAAGAGCTTGCTTCATGCATCACTCAGCTGCATGCTTTTAAAAACGACCTTACTTTGGTGTACGACGTATGTTGCAAGTTGCTAATTGATGCAATGGGAAACATGCCAGAAATAGTCACTACAAGTGGAGTGAAGGTTGAAAAGAAAACAGGAGCTGACCGCAAGACGTGGCAACACGTAGAGCTTGCCAAGAACATTGCATCTCGCTTGTCTGACATGGCTGTCGATATGGAAACAGGCGAAGTGTCAATGACGCAGCAGGAGATGATTGTCAAACTGCTCGACTATTGCGCCCCTTCATACTGGCGTGTTAAAGAACTTGCAAAAATAGGAATCAATGCTGACCGATTCTGCGAAACTTCAGAAGCTAAAACAAATATCGTTATACGAAAGGCTAAGTAAATACAATGGAAAAAGATAATTCAACCAATACATACAGCATGCTCTCAGAGCCGTTCCCCCCAGAAATGGAACGCGAACTGCGCAAAGGCGGAGCATCGCTCACCTATATCCCTGTCAGTGAGGTGATTACCCGCCTCAACAAAGTAATCGGCGTGAATAGCTGGTCGTTTGAAATTATTTCGTGCGGTCGTGACGCTCTTGACCCTGACTACATTGTTGCCCACGTTCGCATGACTTGGTACGCAGAAGCTCCATTTGGTTACGTAACACGTGACGGCATTGGTGGCCAAAAGATTAAGCGTACAAAAGCTGGCGACATCGTTGACCTTGGCGATGAAATGAAGGGTGCTGTTTCTGACGCTCTTAAAAAAGCAGCACAGACAATGGGTGTTGGTCTGTATCTTGCGCGTAGCGAAGAAGCAATGTATGCAGAAAGCAGTGCTGAAACAGTAACTCCCCAGCCAGTAGCGCAAACCGTAAACCCAGAAATTGCTGAAATTTGGGATGCGTTCATGTCGTTTACAAAAAAGTTTGACGAGCAACAAAAGAAACAGTTGCGCGAAGACTGGTCTGAATATAGTGACGGCGCAGAGGTGCCCAAAAAGTCAACAGTAACCTTGGAAGAGGCAGAGTTTTTGCACACCCAGGCTGCAGCTATTTATTTGGGAGCAACAATTGTCGACTCTGAATGAGCAAGGACCCCTTCCTGAGTATCTATCCGCGTCGTCAATTTCAACATTTCAGCAATGCCCATTGAAATTTAAGTTTTCACGTATTGACAAAATATCAGAACCTCCTACAATGCAAACCCTTATGGGTAACTTTGTCCATGAAGTTCTTGAAACGATGTACAAAGAGTTTCCTCTTGAAGAACGCAAGTTGACCCTTGCAAAAGAAATATGTCGTGAGCTTTGGGTTTCCGGAGAATGGGAAGAAAAAGTAAAACCATACCTCGGCACGCTAAGCCTAAATGAATTCCGATGGATGTCCTGGTGGTGTGTAGAAAACCTTTTTCAGCTTGAAGACCCAACAACAATCACTCCGTCTGGCGTAGAGCACGAACTCAATACAGACCTTGAAGGGGTTCGTATTAAGGGCTTTATTGACAGATGGAATGAAGAAGACGGCATTGCAAAAATTACAGATTACAAAACTGGGAAAACGCCAAATCCACGGTTTTCTGCTGGTAAATTTTTTCAGCTGACACTTTATGCTGCTGCATTAGCTCGTGATTACAACTTTGACGGATACGAGCTCGAACTCCTGTATCTAAAAGATGGAGTTCGTTTAACCAACACCCCAAAGCCATCAGAAATCCAAGCAGCGGTAGATACCGTTGTACAAGTACGTGAGGAAATAGAAAAATCATATGGAAACAATGAATGGGAAACTATCCCAACAAAATTATGCGACTGGTGTATTTTCAAAAAGTCAATCTGCACATATTGGAATTAGCATGAACGACGACACATTTGCACGCATTGTTGCTGAAGATGTTAAAAACAAATCAACCCTCAGCCAGCAAGAATACCTATCAATGGCTCAAAATCGCGACAGATGGAAACGAGCACTAACGGCGTTAATTAATAATCTTAATGACCAGATTGAGGACATTAATGATGACGAGTCAGCAGATATTGAGCGCTACGAAAAACTCGGCAAGTCTGGTGTTGCTCTTGCGTCTTCCGCTACTGCTACATACGAAGAACGCCGTCACAAAATTGAGCGATTCCGTTTTCATGTTGAAAACAAGCTTGACCAAGTCTGCGCTATGTCGGATGCAGAAGAGTTTTTGTCTCGCGCCGACTTGTTTGAAAAAGCAATCCGTCAGCATCGTCTCCTAATGGAAGAATGCGATATGGAAGTAACTCCTGCTGATGAAGCTCTTTGGGCTACCCTTGACGGAAAATGGGAATTTGACGACGTTAAAATGTAGCTATGCGTCATAGGTCAAACAAGAAAGAAGCCGAGTATCGCCTTCGTCGACCTCTTGTTGAAAAACTTCTAGAAGAAAAGCCGTACTGTGAAGCATGTCCTGTTTTTGCAGAGCATGATGAAAAAGCTACCTATGTAAGACAACGCTCGCAAGACATACATGAAATTGTACGCCGCTCTCAGGGTGGTTCAATACTTGACGAAAACAATTTATTAGCTGTGTGCCGTAAGTGCCATACAAGAATTGGTAATTATCCACAGCTTTCTTTTGAGCTTGGGCTTGCCAAACATTCCTGGGAAGAATAAGTCTTTACTTCGTAGCTATTTAATTAAATGTTACGATTTTGTAGCGCGCTAAACCTTTCGAAAAGAGAGAGGCAGGTGGTCATATCTAGCGGTTGTCCGTGGCACAGAGGTTGCAAATTATTGCCGAGCCCTCGACACCCGCCTGCCAATAGGCGGGTGTTTGCTATTTGGGCTAATGTTGCCTCATGAGTTTTTTAATAGGCCTAGATTTGAGCCTAACGTCAACAGGGGTCTCGATTAACGGTGAAACATCTGTAATCTCCACGAAAGCCCGTGGGGCAGAAAGGCTCCATATTGTCTCTTCTGCCATTTTGGATTTATGCTTTTCCAAAAATGTAGTTTGCGCCATCATTGAAGGCTATTCGTTTGCTTCCAGAAATAGTCAAGCGCACAGCATTGGCGAAATGGGTGGAGCAGTAAGAATGAAGTTGTGGGAGAAAGGAATCCCATACGTGGAGGTGCCCCCGACATGCAGAGCAAAATTTGCTACAGGAAAAGGTAACGCCGGAAAGAGTGAAGTAGTTTCTTCAATATCTGCAAAAACAGGGATTATTTTTTCTGGCGCTGGAGGAGACGACGAATGCGACGCATGGCTTCTGGAGCAAATGGGTTTAAAGTATTTAAATAAATCCCAATATGAATGGTCTGAAACAAGCATTTCCTCCCTGTCTAAGGTAGATTGGTCTCCGTTAGACCAAGTAAGGGAGAGCCTCTAATGCCTCGTAATTCACCGATAAGTCAAGTAGATGTTGAAAACGGTTTGCTTGACCTGATTGAAGAGCTTGAAAAAGAAACAGAAGCCTTTGAGCGCCTTGCCGAAGATGCTGCAAAGAAAGAAGCTCTTTACAAAACCAATTGGGCAAAAGAGTACCTATCAGCCAAAGGTTCAATCAAAGAACGCGAAGCATGGGCTGACTACAAGTTGAGCGATGAAGTGTTTGACCACAAAATAGCCGAAGGCCTAATGAAGGCAAAAAGGGAAAAACTTCTATCTGTGCGCACAAGCATTGATGCCCTTCGCACCCTCAATGCAAACGTGCGCGCGCAGGTGCAATAATGAAAGCAAGCATAGAGCTGGAAACCGTCAATCTTGGTTTACTATCGCCTGCACCATGGCGCGCAACCCATGTACTGAAGCCAGATTTAAAAATACTGACGGAGTCAATACGCGAATACGGCGTTCTTAGTCCTTTAGTTGTTCGAAAAGAATCAATGACAATTATTGACGGATTTCACAGGTACGTTTCGTTACAAAACGACAAAGCTTTACTTAAGTCTTCTGGCGGAAAAGTTCTGGCTCAAGTTGTTGACTGCAGTGAAATTGACGCGATGGTGATGCATATACGGTTAAATCGAGGACGAGGCAACGTAGTTTCACACCACATGTCAAGACTACTTAAAAAAATTAACCAGTCTGGCGCATATGATGTTCGTGAACTTCAGTCCATGCTTGGGATGAACGTTATGGAAATTGACATGATGCTGGACGGGTCCCTAATCAAGATGCGCAAGATTTCTGAACATACTTACTCTAAAGCTTGGGTGCCGGTAGAGGCACCTTCCGGCAAGATAGAAAATATCGTTTTGGAGCGTCCACCAAATCCTGACAGGTAAAAAGGTGTAAACTGGTGGCATTAACTACACAGCGAGGTAGCTATGCCAAACTCCAACAATATCCCAGACAGTGAATTACCCGCCCCTACGCGTGCGGATGTCAAACCAGGAGGCAAGCTTCCTTCATGGTGGAAAAGAGCAACCTCTTACGCCGTACGTCGACTAGCGGACACTACCGGAGGTGGTAGGTCTAGAACGCAACGTGGTGAAGGAGCGTCTCTATTAAGAGAACGACGCAACCTTCGCCTAGGCCGCGCAACCTGATTGGCATAAGCTAATGCTTGTATCTAAATCTGACCTTGTCACGTATATGGACATCTCTTTGTCATTGCGTCAGCAGGATGCCGCTGAACTAGTTCTTGAGGGTCTTCAATCAGAACTAGAAGCCTTTTTGAGGAGACCAGTTGAAGTTGATGAGTTTGTTGAACAACATGTAATCCCTAGCTATTTTCAAGGTGTTCCAGCCACTTCTTTCTTTTACGACTCAAGCCTTGATACGACCGGAAATGTTTTGAATTACATTCAGCCTTCAGTAGTGATTAGTCTAAGAAACACGCCCGTGGTAAATGTAAGCAAGGTAAGAATTAAAAGCCTTGGTGAAACTGGTACAAATCTTGGAGAAGCCCTACAGAGGGAAGCGTCAGTAACTGCCGCAGCAAGAACCGGTACGTCGGTGACCTACACGGCTGCAGCACATAAGTTCACGATAGGACAGCGTGTATCTGTCAAAGACATGGCTCCAAGCGGTTACAACGTGTCTGGAAAAGAAATAACAGCTGTCACATCAACCACCTTTACGGTTGGCGACATGAGTTCTTCACTTGGGGTTACAACTGACGCAACAGGAACAGCTACTGCTGTTGGCAACGACTACGTAGTCCACAGATACGGACTTGAGATGTACCGTGGTTTTCCAAACGATATAGTGGAAGTTACTTATACCGGTGGGTTAGACGGTGACGCGATAAGCATGTTTAAGCTTTTTATATTGCGTGCTGCTACTCGTGAAATGCAAAACATGCATGATGACGTTGTTGGTATCAAGGACCTTAATCCACGAAATGTGGCTCCGCTTGAAACCGGTTTTACAGAACGTGAACTGCTTGCCTTGCGTAGGTGGAGAAGAAGAAGAATCTAATGAGCAAGCCTCGCATATCCATAAATATAAAAGGGATAGCGGAAGTAGAAGCAAAGCTAATTGCTATGCAGCTACGCTCAACAAACTTTGCTCCGGTATTTGCTAAAGCAAAACTTGAGCTTTCCGCTGCGTCTGCTTCTAACTTTTCTCTTGGTGGTCTTCCGTCTGGTGGGTGGTCACCATTAAGTCCACAGTATGCAGCATGGAAACTAAGTAGATTCCCAGGCGCTCCACCTCTGGTTAGAAGCGGCAGGCTTGCAGCCAGCCTTTCGGGAGCAACGGGCGATTCTATATTCAGCGTTACGCCAACTAAAATGCAAATCGGAACCCGTCTGGAATATGCTAAATTCCACCAGTACGGAACAAGCAAAATGCCGAAGCGTAAAATTGTTTTTGAACCAGCAGGATTTTCTAAATCAGTTGGGTCATCTTCGGCGGCTTGGATAGCTAGAGGCGAGATGCTTTAATGACCAGAGAACTAATGCATGGTGCACACTCAGCAAAGTCCTATGTGTCCCAATACCTATCGCAAGACATCCCAACAAGGCTTATAAAATACAGAAACGGATGGGGTCTAGA